TTCACAAAAGGTATTGGATGTCTTTTCGTCCTTCTATACAATAGATGGTAGAGTATATTTACTCGACCCATCATCGTATTTTGGGAGATGAACATCTTCCAAGAAACTGGGCTTAAATGCTGCCCTTTCGATGAAAATACTTTCGCAAATTCGAAAGAGTCATTATTACTAACGACACTTTTTGATTTGTTAATCGTAACTCCAAACCCTGCCATAAGGTTAAGGTATGAAGTTGCTACATCTTCATCAAATAGGATGATATCATCACCAAGAAGTTCATAATTACAATATCAATTTTTAGGCCCAAGAGTCGCTGACTCTATAGGTCTAGAAAGCTGATAAGCAACCTGAACTATGAAGTGATGAGTCACTGCAAGCATTGCTCAACTAGACAGTGCTCCCATTGGTTGTCCTACTTTATAACTCAAAGGTGCTTCACCTTTAAGGATATATTGTCTTCCAACCAACAGTTCCTTTCAAGCTACAGCAGTTTCTTTATCCATCAGAGATGATAGTATCGAAACTTGTAACTCAATTGGCAACCTGTCTGTTGCCGCTGACAGATCATAACCAAACGATTTCTTAGCAACCTTAACCTTTTCCATACATCTCTGTACAGATAGGTTTTGGTCAAAAGTACCATCATTTGGTAATGATTTTAGGAATTTAAAGAGCATTTCATGGAGAGGTTTTAGCGCAGATTGCGTTCAAACATCGACCATGGCAAATACTCTAATCTTCCCTGCAGCTTCCTCCTTCGTCGACAGTTGTCCCAACGTCGGATAATCTAATATTTTGGTATCAGACTCTCCTATTGGAGGGAACAACCACTGTTTGGACTCCGCAATAAAACTGAAATTAAGTTTCAGTCTATCTTGCTTACATCCATCCAGAAATTTCAATAGAGGCTTATCTAAGTTGCACCGCATTATATGCGAAACATCAGAGAGTCAACCCCGTCATGAAACCTTGTTAGAAGGTGAAGCCGTTTCCAACGGCAGTAAACCATACTCTTTTGATAAAAGATCCTTATCGAAACGGAAAGATTGGCTCAGAGCAAATGCTCCTAGCTTTTCAGACCCTCACGAAAGAAAATTAATATCACCAGAGAATGGATCCGTTATTGTGCTTAACTTTAATTTTCCAGGTATCCTTATTACTCTATAGAGTGAAAACAAGGAAGACCAGAATCTTATCGTAAAAGCATCTCCACTCATGATAGCTCTTCGATCTCCTAAAGGAATAATCCTTGGGAGTCTAGAACGACTCAATCGTG